ACTACGAAGGTTAATCGTTGCTACCTCCGGTATAAAGACATCACGACCTTAAGCCCTGCAGTCATCATTGCTGACCCAACCAACACTGGTGAGTCTGGCTTCACTGTGACTCCTACTCGTGGTAGTAATTTAACTGGTCCTTACTTTGAGTTTGTTGGTGACGACTACTCAGCACAAGCAAGTAAGGTCTACCTTGGATTCAAGTATGACTTCGACATCCAACTCCCAACGATCTACTACCAGATTGGGGACAACAGATCAGATTATACAGCAAACCTGACTGTAGCTCGGGTTAAGTTCTCGGTTGGTCTTTCCAGTAATGTTGGCTTCAAGCTGAAAGCAAAGGGTCAATCGGAATGGTATGACGTTCAGTCGATCCAAGATGCTGACTATTACTTGGCTGATGACGTTCCTCTGAATGAACAGACCGTGTACACATTACCTATTCATCAACGTAATTCAAACTTTGATTTGAAAGTCTTTAGTGATTCACCATTCCCGATCTCTCTTACTTCGATGATGTGGGAAGGATCTTATTCACCACGATTCTATAGGAGGGCGTAATGGCTGATTTACTTACCCTAGGCGCTAGTGTTGGTATGGGTATCATCAGTGGTATCACTGGTGCTAGCTCTCAGAATGAAGCACGGCGTCTTGAGCAAGAACGAATCAATAAGCAATACAAGTACGATAAGAAGTTAGACAGGTTCACTTGGAGACAAACCAAGAGAGACTATAACTATCGGCTAAGGGATGTTCAGAATCAGCGAGAGAATAATGAGTCAAATCTCCAATATCTTGAAGAGACTGCTCGTCGTAATTACCAGTACGATCTTCAGATCCGCGATTTCGACTACAAAAATCAACTTCGCCAATACAAAGAGTCTGAACGTATCTACGGTCTCCAGCGTGGTGCAAATGCTCAAGCCGCAGCACTAGCACGTCAAAGCGAGGAGAATCGTTATAACGAGATCATGAAGGGTATGGCATTTGAGCAGCAAGACATGCTTGTGAAGATGCTACAAGAAGAAGGTCAGTCCATTGCACGTGGTGTATCTGGTCGTTCAGCATCAAAACAAATTGCCTCAGTGATTGCTGGCTACGGCAGAAACCAGGCAATCCTTGAGGAAAGCGTTCTTAGTGCAAGCAGAGACTCTGCTATGGCAATGCGCCAGATCGAGCAGGAGCGCTACCAAGCTGATCTCAATGCTGATTCACGTCGCATGTTGCAGCCTCTCAAGGCACCTGCACCGATGGCTCCTCTTGCTATGCCACGTCCGAACCTGTTGGATCCTCTACGTCCACGGCGTGGGCCTCGTCCAATCAAAGGGACCAACACTGTCCAAGGTGCAAGTGCGGTTTCGATTGCAGGAAATGTTATTAATGCTGGCTTGAGTGCCTACACAATGTTTGGCGGTAAATTTACCTAAGTAATTAAGAAATGGATCAAATCAAGTATCAAGGGTACGCCCGTGATCGAGGATTTAATCCGGTACAGTTCAGTATGGGCCGAGTTGATGCTATTGGTCAACAAGGCGACTCAATGCTACGGCAGATGAGGGATAACCAGCGTACTGAAATTGGTAATCGTGATGCATTCCTCCAAGCAACACAACGTGCTCAGGCACTAGAACGTGATAATCGTCAAGCCAATTATGAGTTTGCACGGTCTTCACGTAAGTCTTTCCAAGATGCTGTTCTTCGTAATCAAGAGCGTCTTGTTACTGATGCACAACGGGCTCAGCAGAACTACGACAAGGATCTTACCAACCTTGCATTGCTGTCCAGATTCTCTGACACCATCAGCAAATCGCTTGTTGAATATCAAAAACAACGAGAAGAAGATCAGTACAACCAAGAAATCGTCAACAGCATGCTTGGGGCAAATCCCCAAGAAGCTGCTGCAGTTGAGGATGCGTACCAACAACTTCGTGCTGGTGGTCAGCAGATCCAAGGTCTAGCTGACAAGCTAGAAGACAACGGAATGCCAGAAGAACTGGTTCAGTCAGTCCGTCAACAGTCTCGTACTAGCCCTGTTGTCAGTGCAAAGGCAGCGGCTGCAATGGCTCCTGCTGATTACTTCTCCTTTCTTGAAGAACGATTCTCCAGCGATGATCAGAACCGTATAACGGTTATGACTCCTAATGGTCCAATGGAGATTACTCCAATGAACCATAGCGGGTCTGCACAACGTGAAGCGGTGATGCGTGCATTATTGCCTATCTTCTTGAAGGAGAAGGGTCTATATGGAATGAAGGCGTCCTTCTTGGCTCCGGCTTTGTTGGAGATGAGGAAGACCGAACTTAACTTCCTCAATCAAGAAGCTCGTGCTTTCTCTGCTGCTCAGAACAAGCAGCGTGCTGATGAAGCAAATGTATTGTTTGAGACAGAGGTACAAAGCAATCCTACTCAAGCATGGACTAATTACCTTGAGTCCATGAAGGGTGTGAAGGATAGTGATGGCGTACGTCTTGGGTATGCAGGTGGTTTCCAAAAGGCAATGGAGCGCCTACGTGATCTTGGTGACGTAGCTGCTGTTGAAGCTATTCGCGATAGTCCCCACCCAATTGTCAAAGGCAAGACGTGGGGCCAGGTTCGTGGTGATGACTTTAATGACGTTCTTGAGGAAATCAATAACGATGCATTTGCTCGTGATAAGAATCAAGAGGCTCGCTTCCAAATGGAAGGTGATAAGCTTGCTCGGGAGATCATTGCTGACTGGGATAAGAACCCACCGTCTGAAGCAGATGCAGAGGCTGTTATCAAGGCTCATACTGCTAAGTACGGTCCCAACAGTGATCTTCAGAACTGGGCTTCTAAATACACTGTGGAAGCTATTGACGAAGCAGCGACTCGCAAGAATCTTGATGAGCTAATTCGTCAAGGCATCCCCATCCCACCTCAGGATCTTATTGGTCTTCCAAAGGAGATTCAGGATTCATATCGCGGCTATGTTCAAAAGGCTGATGACGCGATGAAGAGTGGTGGTGGTGACACCGCGATGAATTACATCAAAGAGAAGATTGAGGCACGAGCACAATGGTCTGCTGCTAAGGGTAATCCTAAAGACCCCTCCATCGGCCTTGCTGTTGCTGCTGCCCAGCGAGAGCTTCAACGCCTTATCTCTGAGAATCTTGCTGGAGGCCAATCTCCTCAAGAAGCTGTACAAAATGCCCTTAAGGCTGTAGAGACTATTGTTGATGATCCTAAGGGTCGTTATCAATACAACCAAGATAAGCCTGGTGGTGAAGGTTTTGCAAGCTTCAACATAACTCCCAGCGTTGCAGGTACAGCAGAAGCTGCTCGACGACGTGCATACCTCAAGTCAAAGGTAGAAGGTGGTGGTAATGCTGCTATTTCTACGTTCCAACTGATCCCGGCACCGATCCTAAAGCAGACTGCAGACAGCTTCTTCCTCAACAAGCGTCTTGTCATTCCACCGATTGCTGATGAAATCTCTCGGCTTTACGCTGGTAAGATCAGTCCACTTGCTGTTCTCAACGAACAGATCAATCTCTATAACCGTACTGCGACAAACAAACTGAAGCCAATCACTGTTGTTGATGCAGGTGGTGGTGATGCTGGCTCACCTATGTCACCGCGTATGCGTGAGATCATGCGTCAGCTCCAGTACATGCCAACTCGTGAGACTGTCAACCGCGTCTCCATGGTCAGCGGTTCAGTCCCTAAATACGTCAGGCAAGGCCCTGAGGGCTTCAATGACGTGATGAGCATGGTTGTTACCATGGGTCATCCACATCCTGCTCTAGCAGCCGCACAGTGGGCTCTGGAGACTGGATATGGAAAGTCTCAACTAGCTACAGGTCAGAACAACCTATTTGGTTTCCGCTCTTACGATCCAAAGAGTAATGGTTGGCGCGCCTACAACAGCCACACTGAATCCGTTCAAGCTTACGTCGATAACATCACCAAGAATTCACGTTACGCCGCAGTCCTTAAAGCGAAAACACCACGAGAAGCTGCAATTGCTGTAGCTGCTGCTGGTTACGCTGGAGGCGAAGCCGCATATCCGAACAAACTGATTCATGTTATGCGAGAGAACGGAATTAATCCTGATGTTCCGTATGTCAATCCAACGGGTAATCAATGGCATGCCCCAGGTGTAGCCAATACAAAACTCAGCAATGCCATTGGTAAGCAGCTTCTGTCCCAGATGCAGAAGACAAGTGGTTTTGGTTCACAAGAATCTTTCCGACGTAAACCCCACGAAGGAAATGACTATGCAGTGGTTCAAGGTTCTCGTATGAGCCTTAAGCAACCAGCACGTGTTGTTGATGTCATCTCTGAACGTGACCCTAACCACGGTGGCTATGGCGGTATGGTCGAGCTCGAATTCCCTGATGGTGCTCGTGCTCGTGTAGCACACCTGTCAAAGGTCAAAGTACAGCCCGGTGATGTAATCCCTGCCAAGAAGGTATTTGCCCTTACTGGTGGTGCTCCTGGTACGCCTGGAGCTGGACGATCCACTGGTCCTCATGTACACCTTGAAATGTTGACGACTGCACGCGGTCGCAATGAAACAACTAAAGGCAAGGCAGATCCCACTGCAATTGCTCCTCGCTTTTACATCGATAGCTAATTATGCCTTACGATCCTCTTAACTTTGCCAATAAGCCTGATTACCTTTCCGATATTCCTAAAGACGAATACGCGCTTCAGTTGGCTGAAGAGGAACTAAAGGCAGATCAGGCTCAACTCGGTGAACTCAATAAAGCACAGCAGAACGTTGATCAGCAGAATAAACAGCAAGAAGCTGATCAACAGCAGCAAGACGCCAAAGCTCAGGCAATGGAGTCTGAGTCGTCAGCTCTAAATATTGGGGAGAACATCAAGAACAACATCTCCAATGCTTTTGAAGTTCCTACAGCCCTTGTCGGTGGCTTCATTGATTTTGCAGAAGATATTGGAAATCGGACTGGAGCTAAATGGCTTGACCTTGATGACCGAATTGAACCGCAGAATCGAACTGAATACGGTAAAGCTCTACGTAGCATTGTAAGTGTTGTTGGGCCTAACCTCGTAGGTCTATTGACACTGAAACGTGGTGTCAACGGATTTGCTAAAAACTGGCCTGGCATCAGCCAACTGACAAAGCTAAATGCTCCTACTAAAGCTGGCCTTGACATTGCTGCTAGTGCGGGTATCGGTGTTGCTGTTGATGCGGTATCTCGCGAATCTGAAGACCGAAACCTTACGGGTACTCTAAAGGAAGAGTTTCCGTCAGTCTTTGGTTGGATTCCTGACAACATAGCTACGCTTGATACTGACTCACCAGATGTTAAGCGTAAGAAGAACATCCTAGAAGGATTCGGTCTTGGTGGAATCATTGATGGTGTTGGTTATTTGGCTAAGGCTGCGAAGCCGATGGTCAAAGGCTTACTACCTGGAACCAAGATCGTTCCATTGGACGACACCGCTAAGGCATCAATCGCTAAGGAAGCTGAGCAGGTCAAGCCCCTTACTGGCAATCCTGCTGTTGATTACGTAGGACGGAACGTAGAGGCTCGTGAAGCTCATGAAGCAGCTTCTGTGATGGATGAGTTCCAACGTAACCCAGACCCACAAAATCCGACACCACGTATGAACCCTGATCTCTTCAACAAGCATGAGACAGGTATTTCAGGTATACGCCCAAATGCTGTTCGTCGGGGCATGGTGGATGCTGGTCGTATCCACACCAACACTGACACTGTAAATGGTGTTATCGAAAACATCGTTTCAGAGCCGGCTCTTCGTGAAGGTCTCGATGCTGCATCTCAGGGTAAACGTCCTGTTATCGAGATGGTTGCTAGGGGAATCCGCGAGTCAGGTAAGTTCAAAGCTGTCACTCAGCTTGGTAAAGAAATCGACCCTCGCACGATGGACGAGGGGATGCTTTCGATGTACAAGCAGATCATTGACCCCAATAACAAGCTTGACGATATCAGTGATATCTTTATCGATGAGAAGTTCATCAACAATAACTTCAAAGTCGATGGTAAGGGTATCGAGCAGATTACCGACCGAGCCTATACTACTTCGATGCTTGCTGTTCGTCGGTTGATGGACGACTACATGAGCGCTGAAAATGCCAAAGCAGCAGCTCTGACGATTAACAGCGTTGCTGGTGAAGTTACTGACCTTGCTCATGGTGTCAAGATCTTTGGCAATGAGATCGATACTAGTGAGGTTCAGCAACGTATTCTTGACAAGGTTGAATTCTTGCTGAATGAGACATGGGTTAACTCCTATGCCTCTGGTATGGCTCTCCGCAATAAAGGCTTTTGGGCTCAAGCTAAGAACGTTGCTGATCTTGGACGTATCGCTAAAGAAGCCCACGCTGATATTACCGACAAGTTCGCCAAGAAAGCAGCACAGAACAAGGAGTTTGTTGATAACCTGAGAACTATCTCAAGGGAAAATCCTGAGTATCTCAAGCCATTAATGGAAGCATACGACCTTACCAATGGTGATGTCCGTACGATCTCTGCCCTTAACGGTTGGTTCAATAAACATCTCAACCCTGCTGGTCTGATCACTAAAGGCTTCATCGACAATGACCCCAGCATGCCCAACTTTGTGCAGCAGGGTCTTTGGAGCACGATCTACAACTCAATCCTTTCTGCATCCAGCACGTTTACTAACGCTTGGTTTGGTAACGCAGCCCTGATTGTCTCAAAACCATTTACTCAACTTCTGGGTACGGGTCTTGATTACAAGCAACTCCAGCGCTGGTGGGTGCAGTATGGAGCTATTGGCGACTCATTCCAGAATGCAATGAGCTACGCCCGTCTTCAAACACAAAAGATTATGGATGATCCCGTCAAGTACGGAGACATTGATCGTCCAGACTTTGCAATTATGGATGAAGACCGGTGGATGGTACTTGAAAACATTGCCAGTGCTAGAGCTGCTAAAGGTGAAAGCGGTCCTATGCACATGTACCGACTTGCTAAGGCGCTGCGTGACTTCAACAACTCCAAATGGGTTCGCTACAGTGCCAACCTTATGTCCAGCGGTGACGCTTTCACACGTGCATTCTTAGGCTCAGCTCAAGCTAGAGCACGCGCTTACACCGATCTTCTTGACCAAGGTGGCGATATCACTGAGGCTTCACTAAAGCAGACCTCAGAGCGAATCTACAAGGAGATGTTTGACCAGGATGGCATCATCCGGGATGAAGTAGTCGACTTCCAAACCAAGGAAATCGCTATGTCTCTGGACAACCCTGTCTCCAATGCGGTGACTGGTCTGACCACAGCTATGCCCATCCTTAAGCCATTCATCCTGTTCCCAAGGACAACCACCAACATGCTTGGCATGGGCTTCAGGTATTCACCGTTAGGTGTTCTCCATAAAGACTTCCTGATGGCGGTACGTCCTACTCAGGCAACCAAGGAGCAGATTGCAGAGTTTATGGCTGCCCGTGGCATCACCAACTACAGCTATAACGACTGGCTTGATGCTGCCGCTGAAACTCGTGGCCGTGTTGCTACTGGTGCAATTACATTGTTTGGAGCTAATCAGTTGCTCCTCCAAGGTGCTTTGACTGGTAGTCCGCCTGCTGACAAAGAACAGCGCCGCTCTATGGAAAAGGCCATGGGAGGTGCTTACTGGAACTCAGTCAAGATCGGGAACCAGTGGTATAGCCACCAGTGGATGGGACCAATGTCCAGCGTCCTGACCATGGCTGCTGACACTGCAAACCTATTCTGGGCTAATCCTAACGAGGGCATCCTTGAGAACATTCATGGAAAGATCCTCTATTCTGTTGGCTTGAACATTACGAACAAATCCTGGACACAAGGTCTAGCCTCTTTCTTTGACCTTACTAGTGGCAACAAAGCTGCTCTAAATCGTTGGATTGCTAACACTGGTAATTCAATCATCCCCTTTGCTGGTGCTCGCGGTCAAGTAAGCCGCATCTACGATCCCGCATTGCGTGAAGTCGAGGACGACATAGGCCAACTCATGCGTAATCGCAACTCTCTACTGGATATTTTTGATCCTAATGGGAAGCTGCCGTATTCACGGGACATCATGGATGGTTCTATCCTTAACAACCATAACCTTCTGGTCCGTCTTCTCAACGCCTCGACACCAATCAAGGTTAATACAGACAAGATGACACCAGGTCGTCAACTTCTGATTGATGCTGGTTACAATGCTGTGCCGTCGCTCACTAAATACCACGGTAGTCCTGAGAAGTATACGCATGAGCAACGCAGTAAGCTTGCTGGCTACATGGGTATCTATGGCAATATCGAGGGTCAGTTAGAAGAGCTTACGAAGAAGCCGTGGGTGCAGCAGGAGCTTGCTGCAATCAAAGATGCCCGGATGAAGAATATCGAGAGCAAAGAGCTTGACTTCGGTAAGGGTAATCTCCACCGAGAGATTGACCGTATCTTCCTTCAAGCTAAGCAGTTTGCCGAATCTAAGCTTCTCAACGAGAATCCACAGATGCGTGCCCCAGGCTTTGCTAAAGGCTCACGTGAGATGCAGCTACGCACTGGGCAGGATATTCAAAAGGTTATCAACTTTCACAGACAAGGTAGTTAAAGTTAATGGCTGTCACTCAGAATACCTATACAGGGGACGGAGCTACCGTCCTCTTTTCTTTTACCTTCCCATACCTAGAGACTACCGACATCAAGGTTTCCTTGAACGGTACGATTACAACTGCATACACCTTAGCCAACGCTACCACGATCCAATTCAACACTGCACCTGCTAATGGTGTTGCTATTCGGATCTATCGTGTCACTGATGACGCAGCTCTTGCTGCTCAGTTCTATCCGGGTTCTGCTATCCGTTCTCAGGATCTGAATGATAACTTCACTCAGAACCTGTATGTGACACAGGAGTCGAATAGGGATGCTACGTCTGCTATTGCTACGGCTAATGCTGCGACAACAACAGCTAACTCTGCTGTTACCACGGCTAACGCTGCCACAGCAACCGCTAACACAGCCTCTAGCAATGCTAGTGCTGCTGTAGCAACGGCTAACACCGCTAGCACCAACGCTAGTGCTGCTGTGTCTACGGCTAACACTGCCAGTTCTAATGCCTCTGCTGCTGTATCTACTGCCAACAGCGCAGCCTCTGATGCTGCTACAGCACTGAGTACAGCTAATGCTACCGCTGCTCAGTTTGCTGTTCTTGATGCTAACGTTTACGATAAGACGGAACTTGATGGCGGTCAACTAGATAATCGCTACTATACGGAAACTGAACTTGATGCAGGTCAGCTCGACAACCGTTATTACACCGAGACTGAATCTGATACTAAGTATTGGAACAAGACCACCGAAACAATCGCGTCAAATGAAACGTGGGTTTCTAACGACTCCACTATCCCTACTACTGCTTCTGTTAATAACCGACTGATTGACCTGATCAATGATGTTGGTGCTTATTTTGTAGTTAACTCTGAAGTCACTTTCCCGAATGCTGGCATTGTTGATGCTGGCGGATCACCGGATGCTGGTGTTCTTGTAGCTGTGACAGATGCCACTGGACTTACTTGGAATGGGTCTGGTGTCTCTACAAATGCTACGACCAGTAACTCAACTGCTGTCACTATTACTGGTATCACAGGTACTAGCCCGATCAGTAACTGCGGTATGCAGGTGTTGTCTACCTCTACCCTTCATACCTATACTTTTGTACGTTGGGTAGTTGGTAGCAATGTTGCACAGACGATCTCTGACAACATCAATGAGATCCTCCTTGTAGATAGTAATGCTGCGGCTGCGGCTGCTAGTCAGTCGGCTGCTGCTGCGTCCGCAAGTGCAGCTAGTACATCTGCCTCTAACGCTGCTTCCAGCGCCTCTGCTGCCGCTTCTAGTGCATCTGCAGCGAGTACATCTGCTAGTAATGCTTCAACTTCTGCCACCAATGCTGCCACAAGTGCAGCCAGTGCAGCAAACGCTGTTACAGCAATCAATAACCTTGGTTACTATTTGAACTGGGGTTTGATTACTGATGCTGTTGGTACAACTTCTGATTACGGTGTTCTTGTTTAATTATGTCTACTCAAATTCAACGTCGTAGAGGTACTACGGCGCAGCACAGCACGTTTACTGGTGCTGTTGGTGAAGTTACTGTTGATACTGATAAAGAAGTACTTGTCGTTCATGACGGTGCTCAAGCGGGTGGTTATCCGCAAATGCGGGAGAATGGATCGAACTCTGCACTTGCTCTTGGTAGTGCTGCTACTCCGTCTCTGAAGTTCTCCGGCGACACAAATACCGGCATTTACTCCCCCGGCGCAGACCAAGTAGCCATCTCGACTAATGGCACTGCCAGATTGAGGGTTGGGTCTGATGGGACAATCCTTGCTGGTACTGCAAGTGCATTCGGGCAGGGCGGCCTGACTATTTCCCCCGCCTACTCTCAAGGCTCTGCAACACTCGCCTTCAATAGAGCAAATACAACCAATACGTCAATACCTGCATACTTTCAGAACAACGACGCAAATGTCGGCTGGCTTGCGTATAGCAACAATACTGTTGGCATCATTGGCGCATCGGGCACTTCAGTTGTATTTGGAACAAACTCAGCCGAAGTCGCCAGGTTTGACTCCAGCGGCCGTTTAGGTCTGGGGACTAGTAGTCCTAACGAGTTGCTGGAGGTCACCGGCAACATCCACATGTCTGGTGCAGCCGACCGGACGATCTTCAACCGTGCCAATAATGCCCTGAGCCTTGGCACCAACAACACGGCTCGGCTTCATATCACCAACGCAGGCAACGTAGGGATTGGCACTACTCCTAATGCTGATTCACGATTGCACGTCAAATCAGGAGCAAACGACAGCAACCCTGTGCTTCGTCTTGAAGCAGCAACAAATAACTTCTTAAACTTTAGGCAAACGGGTTCTGTTTATGACATACATGTTACTGCCGGCGATCCTTTATCTTTCACTATTGGCGCTTCCGAACGCGCCCGCATCGACGGCTCCGGCAGGTTGTTAGTTGGCACGTCTACTCACTCTGGTCTTAATGTCACTAGCTACACCGGCTTAAATGCTTATTTTGCTAATACTGGCGATACAGGTATCTCGCTGTCTCGATTCCAAAATACAACCAATGGGCCGTCAGTTCAGCTACTAAAAAGCAGGGGTACTTCAGTTGGTAGTTTAACGACCGTTTCTAGCGGTGATTCTCTAGGCGAAGTTGTTTTTGCTGGTGCTGATGGGGACGAGTTCCGAGCTGGCGCATCTATTCAGGCGATTGTAGATGGTACACCTGGCAATAATGACATGCCGGGCCGCCTAGTGTTCTCCACTACCGCCGACGGAGCGAGCAGCCCGACGGAGCGGATGAGGATTACAAATGGCGGTAATGTTTTTATCAATAAAACGGTTTACGATACTGCTACCCCAGGTATTCGCATTGATGCCGGTGGATCCACAGCCATTACAATGGCAGCCAATACGGTTCTGTTGCTTAACAGGACAACAAATGACGGGACAGTTGTAAACATTCTTCAGGACGATGTATCAGAGGGCACCATCTCTGTCTCTGGCACAACTGTTAGCTACAACGGCGCCCACCTCTCCCGCTGGTCCCAGCTCCCTGGTGGCGTCGAGCGAACTGAGATTCTGCGCGGCACCGTCCTAAGCAACATCGACGAGATGTGCGCCTGGGGTGACGAAGAAAACGAACAGCTCAACCGCATGAAGGTGAGTGACATTGAAGGCGACCCGGATGTGTCCGGCGTGTTCCAAGCCTGGGACGATGATGACGACACCTACACTGATGACTTCTACTGCGCGATGACAGGTGACTTCATCATCCGCATTGCCGAAGGTATCACGGTTCAGCGTGGCGACCTGCTGATGTCTGCTGGTGATGGCACTGCCAAGCCTCAAGACGACGACATTATCCGCAGCAAGACCATCGCCAAAGTAACTTCAACCCACGTCACCTGCACCTATGACGATGGCAGCTACTGCGTGCCCTGCGTTCTGATGGCTTGCTAGACCTCTTAGTCCCTACCCACTAAATGCACTACCTAATTGCAGCACTACTGTTGGTTATCGCCATCGCCGTCCCAATGATCTGGATCTACGCAGGTCTGCCGTATCAGCGTGGTCCTAGTTGGTGGTGGTAACCAGACCTTTTAGCCCTACTCACTACTTCCCTTCCCTGAGCCTACCCCTGTGGTGGGCTCTTTTTTTTTTACACTACAAACACACCTTTTTATCATGTCTACCACTTTTAACTGGAACATTGCAAACCTTGAGCGTACCCTTGCTACTGGCGAAGTCACTACTGTTCACTATACCGTGACTGCTAAAGATGATGCCTATAGCGCAGGTGCTTATGGTTCTATTGGTCTTGAGCCTGCTGATCCTGACAGCATGGTTCCTTTTGCTGACCTTGATGAATTTACTGTTGCTAGTTGGGTTGCTGACAAGTTCGGTCCTGAGAAAGTACAAGAAATTCAAGAAGCACTGCAACAACAACTCGATCTCCAACGCACTCCTGTGACTGGTTCTGGAGTTCCCTGGA